TCATAGCTGAGAAATACACACGAGCTTTCGCTCTATAACTTACGACACATCAGCTAGTGTCGACCTAATTTTCTTACACTACTGTAAGAGTAAAATTAGGATTTATTGTGGGACTATAGTTATCAGGAAATATAGACACCGGAGTGGGGTTGGCGGTTGAATTAGCGTAATTAGGAACTAATAACGGAACATTGTAAAGTATTCCATAACGGGCCTCATCCGAAAATGAAGTAAAAACTTTCATATAGAAAATTTGTTGTTCACCTCCATTAAGTGCTTCCAGTGGAGTCATGATCGGATCATAAACCAAATAGAGAGCTCCCAAACTAGAAAACTCAGCAGAGCCTAGATAGGATTCTCCAGTTGGCAAACGATTCAAAACATGCTTATAAAGGGAATTATAAGGAATTTCACACTCAATGGTCTTTTGCAGAGAATTACACACAACAGTTGTTAGTCTAGTCATATAGTTATTAGCTATGAAGAGACCAGTAGTTGTGGTGGCGGGCGCAGGATCTGTAGGATCTGGATCTACCGCATTTGCAAGATAATCAGCAATAGCAGACCCTGTCATATTAACACCCTTTGCCTTAGGGGCATAATAAACCGAAAAGGAACCTGTAGTTGGATATTGCTCTAACACAAACTTAAACCGCAAAGCTCCTTTAAATGATCGATACAAAGGGTTGTAATATGACAACAAACCGGGATACTGAAAAATAGGAATGGTAGCAACTGTTGGCGCTGTAAAGGGATTATGTGGAGCCAAAACATCCAAAATATCTATGGCTGTATAGGAAGGGGCATAAGACGTTGAAGCAAGAAAATCAACCGTAAAAGCAACTCTTCGTACATATTGATATTTACGTAAATAATGGCGGAGAGAATCCACCTTTGTTTCAGCTAAATCAACACGTTGAACTACAGAATCATTTGGAGCCACTACGTTATCTTCCTGAGTCTTATAAGTATCAGTTTGAGCAGTCTGCAAAGGAGCAACTGACAGAGACTGGGCGCGAAAAGGCTTTGACACTAATTCAAAGTCTTCGGACGCAGGTCCATTTTGAGCAGGCATAAGATTATTCATCAAACTTAAAGTATTGACTTCATAATCTGGGGCACCAGCAATGAACACATTAAATGAAATGGTAGTAGGAGTATTATTCGGAGCTACCAAAGCATTTAATACGACAATATTTATAGTACCTAGAGAATCTAGATCGGATGGAGTATTGTCATTGGGCACATACAATGAATGAGTCTTACTTACGTAAGGAATGGTGAACTCAAATTCATTGGAACCTTGGTTTATTTCAAAAGCAGATCCATACTGTGAAGTCACTGTATTGATGTTAATTGTTGAAAGGGCAGCGTACTGACCAAAATTAACACCAAAAAACAACTTAGTAGTTTGGAAAGACGTAGAAATAACCTGGACTTTATATGTCAATCCCCCTTTCCAAAAATTAAAGGGAACAGAGATATATGATAACAAGGGCACCTGATTTGCCTGTTGCAACACATAACTGGGGATTGGATTAATTGGCAATGAAGCCAA